GGCGCAGCAGAGCTTTGGGTATATGTGCCCCAGAAGCGTAAGTTGATTGTGTATCGAGCAGCAGATGGTCATCTAGGAGTTAGTGGGATGTCGATTACGAACTATGACACTGAGACATCAGAAGTGAAGACTCTCCGTAAGCCTGAAGAATTCTTCAAAGGATTATCAATGGGTAAGCGAGCGATGGCTAACGCGTGGAAGGGAGTTAGAGCTAAAACGTCAAGCCCTCGTTCACGCATCAACGAAGAAATGTTACTATTGGCTGTGAATTGAAATGATTATTCTTGATTACTCACAAGTGGCAATGTCCAACATCTTCCAGTTCCAATCAGAACTAAAGAAGAACGCAAACAACCCCGAAGCCGTAAACATTATTCGTCATGCAATCTTGACTGGCATTAAGATGTACAAGAAAAAGTATACTAATGAGTATGGAGAGATGGTTATTGCTTGCGATGGAAAGCAATATTGGCGCAAAAACATCTTTCCATACTATAAGGCTGGTCGCAAGAAGACACGTGAAGCTTCTGATCTAGATTGGAAGTTAATCTTTGATACCATCAGTCAGATTCGTGATGACCTTGCGGAACACTTTCCATACAGAGTAGTGCACCTTGAGCATGTGGAGGCTGATGATATTATTGCCGTTGTCTGTAAGTGGTCACAGAGTAACGGATTAGTAGATCGTGGAATGTTTGAGGATAAACAGCCTATTATGATCGTCTCATCTGATGGTGACTTCAAGCAATTGCACAAGTACGATAATGTAAAACAATATAGTCCTATCCAGAAAAAGATGGTACAGTGTGATGACCCTGTTGCGTACCTTGCTCAGCACATTGCTAAGGCAGGAGATGATGGGATACCAAACTGTTTATCCAAGGATGATGTTCTGGTCACAAAAGGAGTGCGTCAGACTAAGATGACAGCAGGTCGTCTTGCTGAGTTTGTAGAAGAAGGTCGTAAAGCATGTAGGACCGAAGAAGAGCAACGAAATTGGGACCGTAATAAGGCATTAATCGACTTATCATGTATCCCCTCTAATGTAGAGAATAACATCGTTGAAGCATATATAAGACAGGAACCAAAGGGAGACAAGATGTCAATATACAACTATCTTGTTTCTCATAGGTGCAGGTTACTTCTGGATCACATCGAGGAATTTTAAATGACAAAGTACGTAACGGAAGTACTAAAAGATATAAACAATGACCCTAAATTATTGCTCACCCTCTACAAGCCAACTGGCACAGGTGGACCTTTAGGTATAATTTTTAAGCATGCATTCATGGCTCACGGAAAGTTTCTACTCCCCGATGATGAGCCGCCGTTTAAGAAGTCCGCTGAGCCAATTGGCATGACTCCTGCTCAGTTTATTTACGAGACAAGTAAATTTTATGTGTTCTGTCGTGCTGACCTAAAGCCTATTAAGCGTGAGCAATTGTTTATTGATATGCTTGAGAGTATCCATCCAGAAGAAGCAAAGATTTTGTTGGCAGTCAAAGCCCAAAATCTTCCAAAGTTGTATCCAAATATTACATGGAATGCTCTTGCTAATGCTGGATACTTACCGCCTTTGACGACTGAAGAGAAGGCTGAAGAGAAGCAAAAAGTAAAGAAATCCGCGAGGCCGCGGGGCGCACCTCGCAAGTCGGCAAGCCTCCAACCAACTACATCCGAAACCACAAACCTGTAACTTGGATACTTAAACTTAAAAGGTGGTGGTATGAAAGTAAAAATTGAGCTGATCTGTGGACTGATGTTTGGATTTGAATACATGCCAGAGTTTAAGGCTGCAATGATTGATGTTGGTGTGATCCGAATCTTTTTTGATTGGAGTGGTGAGGATTACGTTGACTTTTTGGAGTAGTTGTTATATGATATTATCTCTAGCGGAGAACCATCATGATGAAATCAATGACTTGCACCCACGCAGTGACATTTTTGAAGAAAGTTCCCGGTCAGGGTTGGATATACAATGACTTTAAAACTACTGAAACTTCATTACGGTCACATTTAACTTCCCTAGCCAACCTAGAATCAAAAGGGGTTGTCAGATTAGTGTCTTTTTCAAGACTAAAGTGAGGCTGATATGAACGTAATTATGACACATAAGAATTGTATTGACAAGATCTACAGTTACGATTATTTCGTTAGGTTGTTTGAGCAGTGTGTATCTGATGAGGGATTTTCGAAAGAATCTATCCTGGAACTAACAGACCCCAATAAGATAGTCTGGTTTTGGAATATGTTTTGGTATGCGTTGCCAGATAGTAAAGCTATACGACGACATCCTTTTGATATTATTTGCAACATCTGTGAGTGGGATTATAAAAATGAAACAGGAATGGATTGAAGCTTATATGGATACAGCTGAGCGATTTGCTCAGCTCTCCCACGCTCGAAGATTAAAAGTTGGTGCTGTTGTTGTGAAAGATAACAGAATCATCTCCATTGGATACAACGGCACTCCTTCAGGATGGGATAACAATTGCGAAGATGAGCTTTACACTTATGATGAACGTGATGTTGGAGATGGTATTTGGACGTTTGATCCAGTAACAAAAAAATGGACATCTCTAAAGACTAAACTTGAGGTAATACACGCAGAAGCAAACGCTGTTATTAAATTGGCTAAGTCTAATGAGAGTGGTAAGGGAGCATATCTCTTCTGCACTCACGCTCCTTGTATTGATTGCGCTAAAATAATCTGCGTAGCAGGCATTAAAGCGGTGTACTTTCGAGGAAAGTATAAGAATGACCTAGGCGTAGAGTTCCTTCGAAAGTCGGGAGTCCAAGTATCAACCACCGATCTAAAAGATTTTTGAAATTTATTAAAACTACGGACATGAAAATGAAAATTAAAATTGTATCCGACCTCCATTTGGAATTCAGCGACATCAGGATCAATAACAATCAAGGTGCTGATGTTCTAATCCTGTCTGGCGATATCGTGATTGCAGAAGATCTACACGATCATCCAGAATACGTCAACACCAGCGACCAACAGGCCATTGCCAATGGTACAGGACTTGGTAAAAGACAAATGGCAGCGCAGCGTTACAGAGATTTTCTCAAACGCTGTAGTTTCCAGTTTCCTCATGTCATTCTAATTGCAGGCAATCACGAGTTTTACAACGGCAAGTTTCATGCCGGACTAGACTACCTACGAGCAGAGTGTGCTAAGTTTACCAATGTTTATTTTTTGGAAAATGACACTAAAGTAATCGATGGTGTGGTATTTGTTGGTGCCACACTTTGGACTGATATGAACAAGGGTGACCCGATTACTCAGTCGTGTATTAGAGACATGATGAACGACTTTCGTGTTATTAAAAATGATCGTAAAGAATACACTCGCCTTAAGCCTAGCGACGTAATGGCAAGACACATACAGAGTAAGCATTATTTTCAACAGGTTCTAGACAACCACAAAGATGATGTTTGTGTAGTGGTCGGACACCACAGTCCTAGCTATCAAAGTGTCCATCCGCAATACGCTAACGAATTCTTAATGAACGGTGGTTACCATAGTGACCTCAGCGAGTTCATTTTGGACCGTCCGCAAATTAAACTTTGGACGCACGGGCACACGCACCATGCCCTTGATTATATGATAGGAGATACTCGTATTGTATGCAATCCTAGGGGGTATGAAACTGGCAGTTACAACGGAGATACTCGTATTGTATGCAATCCTAGGGGGTATGAAACTGCCAGTTACAGCGAAGATACAGGCTGGGATCCTGATAAAATAATTGAAATTTAATGTAAAAAGCCGTTGACCAATAGGTGAAAATACGTTATAATTAATTATTGAATTGATAAACAAACACTAGAGAAAAGAGATAAGTTATATAAAAGGACGGGAACAAGGTACCATATTGAAGTGCATTACATGACGCCTCAGCGAAGGGATTCTAGAAGCCCAGTAGCGATTAATAATTAAACATGTAGATGGGTTCGCATGGTGTAGTGTGCTTCAATATGGTATCAACGAAGACGACAGTCAGCATTATCAAATTCGATGAGGTATAACATGATTGTAAATTCTTATAACCATCCACGGGGCACCATTTGCATTGCACGAATGTACATAGGATGGCAACGAGCTTTTAAAATAGACGGTCAGCACCAATATAAAGAGTTTACAGGGTGCTTTAGTATCATATAGAACTAAGAGTCGCTAAGGATATGATCGATTATCCCTATTCGATTATCCTCAAACCAGCGGATACGGCGGAATTCCGTATCATAAAAATTTGTTTACACTTAGTCGAGTAAACAAAGCTCAATCAAGACTTGAGGACAGTCGTCCAATAACCAGAAGACAATATGGAGCTTGTTTAGGGACAGGCACTATATTTGAGATGGATACATGAGTCGCCTTGCGATAAACTTTAAGTAGAGATGTATTCTTCTCAAATATAGTAAATAGTGGTTGACAAGAACATAAAACTGATATATAATTGTTCATTGAATAAGGTGTAGTGTACTAAAATATGGTAACCAACTAACTGGCGGATAACCATATATTTTGCGGAATTAGTTTAATGGTAAAACTACAGATTTCACATCTGTTCGTCGCAGGTTCAATCCCTGTCACCCGCTCCATTAAGTTTGTTGTT